GTTGCAATTGGTGCAATAACTGTATTTGTATTTGCTGTATTTGTTGCAACAATAGCAGTAACTGCTGAGTTTAATGTAGCAATTTGTGCATTTGCTGTATCAATTGCTGCCAAGACTGTTGCGTTATCTGGGTCAGGTGTAGGAGTAAAGGCTGGTCCCTGGCTTATAGTTCCATTAAATCCAGGACCTGAATTAGTATCAATAATAGGTGCTACTGCTCCGCCTGCTGTTTCCCTTACGTTGAATCTGGCTCCATTTGGTATAGGCCCAGTAACACTTACATCTGCTTGCCATGCGCCATTTGACGGGTTTACATCGGCATTAAATCTAACTTGAGTCATTTGTGTTTCGGCTGTTTGTAAAGGATATACTCTAAGATCCCAGGCAACGCTAAGGGTATTAGTAGTTGTTGAATATGTAATTCCCGATCCATTACTCCATGTGGTCCAGTCGTATCCTGCTATAGAAATAGATGGAGCGTTTGGTGTAGAATAATAATTTGCACCTTCATTTACCCCAAAGGTGATCGTCGCATTAGACCCTACAAAAACATTATTATATGTAACCCCGCCCATTTGTAAATTAAATGGGAGATTCATGCGTACACCAGCGTCATCTACACCAGATAAAACATTTGTTGTGGTGCCAATGGTTGCTGCAAGTGCATTGACTGCATCTTGGGCGTTATTAATTGCTACGTTTGCTTGAGTTAATTGTGTTTGAGCCTCTGTCCGTGCAGGGGCTACTGCCGCCACCGCCGTAGTTGCTGTAGCAACTGTTGCAGTAGCAGTGTCTATTGCTGTCTGTGCTGATTGAACTAAAACCGTGGCTGTTTCTGATTGGGCAACTTCTGTTGCAATTGCTGTAGCTACTTGTGCAACCGTAGTTGGGGTTTCTGTCATTAATGGAGTTGCTGTTGCTATAACAGTGGCTGCTGCAGAATTTACGGTAGTAACGGCTTGCGTTACTACTGTTTGCGCCGATATAACCTCTGGTGTTTGAGTTGTAGCTGTTACTGGTATTGCTGCCACGGCTTCTGTAACTGCTGCTACTGTTGAGGTAATTGTTTGAACAACTGCTGTTGCAGTTTCTACGGCTGGGGATACATTTGAAACTTCTGCTACTGCAGTAGTTGCAGCAGCCACCGCAGTATTTGCTGCAGTTACGGCTGTATTAGATGCTGTTACTGCTTGGACCGATGTTGCTACTGTTACTGTTGCTGTATCTGAGGCTTGTGCTGCCTGAGCAACTTCTGTAGTTGCGGTTGCAATGGCTGTGTTTACTGCCTGTTGTGCAGGGCTTACTACAACTTGTTCTGCGGGAGCAGGAGGCCCATCAGCATTAGCAAAATTAGGACTAAAAAGGAAAAGCCAGCCGATTATAAAAAGGCTGGTTAAAAAGTACTTAATCTTTCTAGTCAACTAAGGCTCTCCAAAGTGAAACAATATTTTTGTTTACTTAGTAATTATAGCACAATAGTATATTTAAATTAATTAATTGTTATCTGTTTTATAAAAGCCAGTACCTTTAAACTGTATACCAAACGGAGTAAAATGCCTTGTCATTGTTGAATCACATTCAACACATGTGTAACCTGGATCATTATCTGTTATTGATCTATGTACTGACATTGTTGGGTGTGCATCATCATATGAGCACTTGTATTCGTATACTGGCATTACTTACCGCTCTTTTTTCTCTTCTCTGCTAAGGCTTTAAAATCTTTAACCTTAGTATCTCCCAAGTAACCCCAGGCATGTCCATCTGCAATCATTTTTTCATTTAAGGATACTGTTGATCCATCAAGGAAAACCCACCCTAAAATTCTTCCATACTTTTCTGATGAGTCCATTTTTTCTGTTTTAATAACAACAGATTTAGCAGCTTCAATTTCATGCTTAAGATAAGCCTTTGCTTCAAGCCCTAGAGCTTTTTCCATCTTGTCTGTTGTTCTACTTTCTGGAGTGTCAATACCAGCAAGTCTTACTCTTGAGCTAAAAGAGATATCAAATCCAAGATCAATCTCTACATCGATTGTATCTCCGTCCACAACCTTTGTAACCTTCTTAACATAATACTCAAACATAATTCTCCTTTAATAGTAATGAGCAGTTTTTTACAGTCGTACTCAGGACTATACCAGTTGTTTATAGTCGCTGTCTCCCCCGACTATCCTGGGCTGCGATGCCCGAATCTGCGACTCCCCAGTGACGGGGTGCAGATTTCTATTATACTATTTATTTGATCTTGATGATCTTTGGCTTTTTATCTTCTGGAACTAGGCGATTAATATTAATATTAAGCATGCCGTCCTTTAAAGATGCGTTGGATACTTCCATGTACTCTCCTAGGGCAAAAGACCTTGTGAATTTACGTGCAGCAATCCCCTTGTGTAGAACTTCTGCATCTGTAACTTCAGTAATTTCTCCAGAGATAACAAGTGTTCCGTTATCGACAGATAAACTAATGTCTTCTTTTCCAAATCCCGCCACTGCAAGAGATACCAGGTATGTATCTTCGTCTAGCTTTAATACGTCGTATGGCGGATATGACTGACGAGATGCAGCGTTGTGCACATTAGTCATTCTTTCAATTTCACGATTAAAGCCAATAAAAAAAGGATCCTTGAAAAGATCCCATGTATATGTTGTTACCATTTTATTCCTCCTTCAAGCGAATAAGTTATTTTATAGGCCCCTATTGGCGACCTAATACTATTATATCAAATTTTTGGAGCGGATGATGAGAATCGAACTCACCCCTTCTGCTTGGAAGGCAGAGGCACTACCAATATGCAACATCCGCATTGTGCCCTCGGCAGGAATCGAACCTGCGACGCAGACCTTAGAAGAGTCTCGCTCTATCCCCTGAGCTACGAAGGCATTCCATTAGTCGTTTGGAATATCTTCCTCATGCATATTAATCTCTACTAGACCTAACTCTTTGGCCATCTCATGGCCTTCTTCGGACATTTCTATAGTTGCTTCAAGATTATCATTGTATGATACATTTATTAATCCTGCCTCATATAGCTGGACTAATGATCTATCTACATGCTCCTGATGGGCTTCCCATAACTCTGGAGCAATATCTTTTGCTTTTTCTGTAATCTGGAAAATAAATTCTCCATGTTCATCCATTCCAGCTAATTCAACTGCACCTATTTCTAAATACATTGCTAGCTTATCATCATCATCCATGGTATCTCCTTGTGCAACAAGTAGGACTTGAACCTACGATTACCGAATTATGAGTTCGGGGCTTTAACCAACTAAGCTATTGTTGCTTAGAAGTATATTATAACGTGCCGTCTTCATTCTTGTCAATAGTTTCTTCTACTATTTGTTGTACATATTCTGAAAAATGTTTACGTATATTTCCCATTGGCCTATAGCCAGCAGATTTCCAGATTCTTTTATATTCAATTACATTAGAGAATGTAGTGGGACATAAAACTATTCCATTATATTCTTTTAATACTGTTGGGAGAGGAACATGTTTGCCACAGCATTTACATTCCTTGGCTTTTTCTTGATACGTACTCATATTATCATCATCCTGTCCATTGCATCTCGTAAAACTTCAGGCATCTTTGGTGCCCTTATCATATTGTATGAGTCAGTTTCTCCATCGTTATCTGTATAGAAGTCGTTGTCGTAACTCATTGATTCATATGTATGTATATTTATTTCTTGGTTTGTGTCAAACTTAGTTCTACTAATAGAATTATAAATAGCTCCACAAACAGCATCCGCCAAATCTTTTGAACCTTTTCTTGGGTGATCAACCCTATCTCTCATTATTTTAAGCTGAAGCAATTCATCAATTAACAATTGAATGTGTGGCCCAGACAATCTTTCTTCTGCCACAATCATAGCCATGTCATCATAATGTTTTTTAGCGACAGATAAAATCTCTGTATTGATGCCGTATTGTTTTAGTTGTTGCATCATATCGTGAGAGTTCCATCTGTCAAAGGTACATACTCGAATCTTAAATCCACGAGTCTTCAAAGAAAGAATATAATCTTTAACTTCGGTAAAATCTACAGACTTATCTGCTGTAGGTGTCCAGTATCTAACAGCATCAATTTCTACAATTGGGGCAGGCTGAGAATATGTATCGGTAACTTTAACGTTTACCCATTTGTTAACATGTCCCATTGCTACTGCACAATGGTCATGCTTCTGTGCAAGGTCAACGTGTATAAAGTATTCTTTGTCTGGATCTGGTATAAACCATTCTTCTAGTCTTCCAAAATTATCCACCGCAAGGTGTGCCTTATTAAATGCCTTTTCAATCTTTTCTCTTGACTTAAAAAATGCATCCACAGCATCTGGTGGCATACAAGCAAATCTAGACAATGCATCTAGCGGGTTCGTAAAAAATGCTACCTTAAAGTCATCAATTCTTCTTACTGGATTAACTTCCCATGTTGGTCTTTTAAGTGCATAGACTCTCGGAATCTTATATGAAATTATATGATCTTCTTCCCACTCCACGCTAAACTCGTTACCCTCAGTGTTATCTGGTAAGTCTTCATCCATCTTGAATCTATGATCACGAACGATAGTTTCTTTTTCAGCTACAACCGCATTATATCTTTGCTGAATATAATCGTTTTTATATCTAGGGAACGAAAGCAAAATTACTTTTCCAAAGTCTGGGAAACGAGAGTCTACTGATGCACGGTACATATCATAGATAGCAGCGCCTGTTTTTGCTTGCTCATGCCCAGTAGTATTGTCGATTGCAAATCCTGAAATTTCGTCAAGGATAACTACAATTACGTTATAACCTTCCCAAGCTTCACGCTCTGAGTGACCTGAGTGTACTGTAATAGCCTTGTCAAACTTAACCTCTGAAGCCTTATCATTATACTTTCCTGCAAACCAAGGTGACTTATCAATGCGTGTCTTAAATCCTTTAAAGAATACGTTGCTTGCCTGTTGAGAGTTAATGGCAATGTTAATAATATCAATGCTATCACCTGGCGGCTTTCCGTAGTATGTAGCTGGATCCTTAAGACATAATAGTAAATATACTATATAAGCTACCGCAATAGTTGAGCAGTAGTCTTTTCCAGAACCTTTTCCTAACTGAGCAACTACTTCATTAGCAGTTTGCTTAAACCTTATTCTTCCTTCTTCTTCTCCGAAAAGCTTGATAAGTGTTGACTCTTTATAAATCTGTGAGCTTTTTTCGATAAGCGTGTACTGATAGTCGGAAAGTTCTGGAAGCCCAAGGTATTCTGGACTTCTAACAAACGTTTTAAGATCGACTGGTTTTTCATCGAACTCCTCTCCATC